AAATATGAAACTTCTACCTCTGTAAATTTTGTTCTTTGTCCTGATCCCTGATAAGTAAATCCATTTGCTGTAACATTTGCATTAGTAAATAAATATTGTGGATCTGAAGTATTAGTTGAAATGTCAGTAGGTCTATCTTGAGATACTTGCAAAGTGCCAACACCATAAAAAGGCATCGCGTTCATAACAGAACAAAGATCATTTATTAATGTGTAAGCATCTTTTTTTTGATTTAAAATTATATTTGTTGAGAAACGTGCCTCCGTTGTATTTGTAATTGGATCAGTTATTTGCTCACTTGCGTATTGACTAGCAGAGAAAAAGCTAAAAACATCTAAAGAATCCTCTTCAATAAGACCATCAGTACCACCAAATCCTTTGTCAGTAGTTAATAGATCATATAAAATCCATGCTGGGTCTGAACTCCATTCTTTATTTGTTTTAAATGTGCCGTTAAAATTTTCACTATAACTTAAAGAACCATCTGATCTAACTGTTGCATTATGTGGAATTTTTATTTTTGTTCCTTTTACTTTAAATTTGACCGATGGAAAGGATTGAAATTCCTGTGCATTAAATCTTATTGCTACATAAGCAAACCCCTGATAGGCTCTA